TTGAAAAAAGAATTAGTTATTGTCATCGATTTTGGCGGTCAGTACAATCAGCTGGTTGCGAGACGCGTCAGAGAATGCAACGTATATTGCGAAATCTATTCTTACAAGACAGATATTGCAAAGATTAAAGAAATGAATCCGAAGGGAATTATCCTTACCGGCGGTCCAAACAGCTGCTATGAAGCGGATGCACCGACTTATCAGAAAGAACTGTTTGAACTTGGAATCCCGGTACTTGGACTTTGCTATGGCGCACAGCTGATGATGCATGTCCTTGGTGGAAAAGTTGAAAAAGCAGATGTCAGCGAGTATGGCAAAACAGAACTTCTGGTTGACAAGAAGGATTCTGCAATTTTCCAGAATGTTTCAGAAAAAACTATCGTCTGGATGAGCCATACAGATTATATCTCCAAACCGGCTCCGGGATTTGAGATTTCTGCACATACAGCAGACTGTCCGGTAGCTACAGCAGAAAACGCAGACAAGAAACTGTATGCGATTCAGTTCCATCCGGAGGTACTTCACTCTGTAGAAGGAAAGACCATGCTGTCCAACTTTGTACTTGGTGTATGTGGATGTGCCGGAGACTGGAAGATGGATGCTTTCGTTGAGAATACGATCAGAGAGATTCGTGAAAAAGTCGGCGGCGGCAAGGTTCTTCTTGCACTGTCAGGCGGAGTTGATTCTTCCGTTGCAGCAGGACTTCTTTCCAGAGCTATTGGCAAGCAGCTTACCTGTGTGTTTGTAGATCATGGACTTCTTCGTAAAGATGAAGGAGATGAAGTTGAGGGTGTATTTGGCCCGAATGGTCAGTTTGACCTGAATTTCATTCGTGTCAATGCACAGCAGAGATATTACGATAAACTTGCCGGCGTATCTGAGCCGGAAGCAAAACGTAAGATCATCGGTGAAGAGTTTATCCGTATCTTTGAAGAAGAGGCAAAGAAGATCGGTGCGGTAGATTTCCTTGCACAGGGAACCATTTATCCTGACGTTGTAGAGAGTGGTCTTGGTGGAGAATCTGCAGTGATCAAATCTCATCACAATGTAGGAGGTCTTCCGGATTTCGTTGATTTCAAGGAAATCATTGAGCCACTCCGCGACCTGTTCAAAGACGAGGTTCGTAAAGCAGGTCTTGAACTTGGTCTTCCGGAAAGACTGGTGTTCCGTCAGCCATTCCCTGGCCCGGGACTTGGAATCCGTATCATCGGTGAAGTCACAGAAGAGAAAGTCCGTATCGTTCAGGATGCTGACTTTATCTATCGTGAGGAGATCGACAAAGCAGCAGAAGAGTACAAAGCAGAAAACGGTGAAGAAGCACCGTGGATGCCGAACCAGTATTTTGCAGCACTCACAAATATGCGAAGCGTAGGTGTTATGGGAGATTTCAGAACCTATGATTATGCAGTGGCTCTTCGCGCAGCTAAGACAATCGATTTCATGACAGCTGAAGCCGCTGAGATCCCTTATGCGGTACTCAATAAAGTCATGAGCCGTATCATTAATGAAGTTAAAGGCGTGAACCGCGTATTCTACGATCTGACCAGCAAGCCGCCGGGAACGATTGAGTTTGAATAATGAGCAAAATCCCAGAAATCCTTTATTTACAAGGGTTTCCGGGATTTTATTTTTGCCCGTGATGCTACGGTGATGTTAATGGGGAGAAAGTGTCTTATTTTTGGGGATTTTTTGTTATTATATGATACTGTACGTTTCATACGTTTTTATCTTCTGCATTATCATTTGTGGCTCTTACTTCATTGAGAGCGTCAGCAAGCTTCCTGTCTTTTCCTGGATACAAATGAGCATAAACTTTCCAGGTTGTTTCCGGTGATTCATGTCCAAGCCGGTCCGAAATCTCTTTGATAGAAAACTTCATGTCAATCAGCATACTTGCGTGGGAATGGCGAAGATCATGGATCCTGATCTCCGGAAGACCAGATCTGGCAGTTGCACGTTTAAATTCTGACCGCATACCGGATTTCTGAAAATAGAAGATACGCTCATCTGGTTCTATAGCCATGCTGGCAACATAATCCTGAAGCTCTTTATACAGAGATTGCGGAATGTTCACGACACGTTTGCTCTTTTCGGTTTTGGGTGTCTGGAAGTATTGCTCGCCTTTTATAACCACAAAGTTCTTGTTAATTGATATGGAGCAGTCCGGCAGGATATCCGCCGGAGTAATAGCCAGAACTTCTGCAGATCGGAGTCCTCCATAGAACATGAGGCTGAACGCCATCCGGTACGCACTTTTCTTTTCAAAGGTAAGGAAGTAGTCAAATTGCTCTCTGGTCCAGATGTTCATTTCATCTGCACTGCTTTTCCCGATCGCACCAGCTGCAAGGCATGGGTTGCTTCGGAGTTTGTAATATTTGACGGCATAATTCATGATAGCAGACATCTGGTTATTGATGGTCTTCAGATACGTCTGAGAATAAGGGTTCCCCTTTTCGTCCCTGTAATTAATCATGGCATCTTGCCATCGATGAATTACAATTGGAGTAATGTCACCGATCTTCATATCTTTAAAGAATGGCAGCAGTTTCATATCAATCAGATATTGTTTATTTTCCAGAGTGGTCAGCTTCAGCCGGGAGCTGCAGTCTTGCATATAGTTCTTGATCAGAGCAGAAAACAGGATATCTGGATCCTTTGCGCCTTGTGCCAGAAAGTCACGTTCCCATTCTACAGCCTCTTTTTTGGTAGAGAAACCTCTTTTACATTTATGTTGGCGCTTGCCAAGCCAATCTTCATAGTAAAAATTGGCATACCATTTTGTCTTTCCATCTTTGGTGAAATACTTATAAGCCGGCATCTGAATCCTCCATTATTAAACAAATGTGTCAAACAAATGTAATCAACAAATGTTTGACAAAAATGTTGAATATAGATATAATGTACTTAACAAGAGAGCCGTTGGTCAGCGTACACCTGACCGCCGGATAAAACAATAGCTAAAAATAGCGCCTTATCTTACCAGGACGAGGGCGCTATTTTTTATGCATTAAATTGATAACAAGAGTTACAACTGCACAAAGCATAATTACAAAAGTAAATAAATCACCATATGTAACCATCAGCACCAGCCTCCTTTCACAAAAGTGTCCGGCGGCTGACATAACACCCCAACGGTTCCCCAGTTAAATATACTATTCTGTTTTTTCTTCTTCCATCTTCTCCATCATTCCCAAAAAGATACGTTTTCCCTTCTTGGATAACTGACGGTACCGCAGGATGATATCCTGTTCGTCTTCTGAAGCAATGGCACAGCTGTATTCAGAATTACCCACAAGGTAATCCATAGAGGTATCGAGGGCTTTTGACAGGCTTGCAGTGGCATCTATTCCAGGAACAGTCTTTCCGGCCAGAATGTCACAGCAGGTTTCCTCTGTCAGCGTTGATTTTTTGATCAGGTCCGGAAGGCTCATCTGCAACTGAGCCAAACGGGCTTTTGTTCTTGCTTGCACTGCGGAAACTTCTTTCGGATCCGCAACAGCATATCTTGAAGTAGTTCGGCCAAGAATGTAATCTGCTGGCACACCGAAGCATGCAGCACTGCGATTAACAAATTCTGTTGACGGGAAAGAGTAACCTCTTTCGACATTCGATACTACTTGGCCAGAAAAACCTATTGCTTTTCCAAGTTCGGACTGACGCAGATTAGCCTCAGCCCGCAATTCTTTTATTCGTTCACCAATTGTCATAAGCAACCTCTAAATTAAGCAACAGTAACAATACCTGTATCAGGATCGATATATATCTGAGAAATAACATCGCCACCGAAAAGCAAAGAGGCATCTTTTTCTTCTCCCTCTAAATATTTATGAGTAACGACATACAATTGTCCTGCAACAATAGAAAGACTGTAAGTTTGATCAAGTTCTTTATTGACAATACCATGTATTTCGTCATCGGATTTAAAATAGTCCTTATAGTAGTTCAAGGCATAGCCTACAATGGGAGTAGTAGTTGAAGTTGTTGCAAGCCGCCATCTGCCAGTTTTGTCATTCGGAACACTGGGATAAAAACAAACCTGAAGTTTTTCGCTTAATTCTGCAGATCCATCATTTTCACCGATTTTACGAATAGCTAACATATTCATTGCACCATAAGAGTTATCCGAATTAATATAGTAGCAAGCTTCAACTACATCATCGTTTTTCATAGACGCCAAATAATCAGCGCCGCTAACGCATCCATTTTTTTTCATATCTTCATCATCATAAAAAGTACACCATAATCCATCCAAAACATATTTTTCGTCTCTGGAGTGAAAGTACATATCACAAGTGACATAATCAATAGTCGGCTGGACGTCTACGTTGCGAGCAATTGAAGTAATAATTGCATATTTCCCTGTATAATCTCCTGACTCAATATCTGTGCTCGTGACGGTGGGATATGTCTTTTCCAAGTATTCCCATAGCGCATCTTCATTTGTAAATTTCTGTCCATCTAATTCTAATGAATTTTGCTCCTGTTGCTGAGCTTGAGCGTAAATGAACTGAGCCGGAGATAAAATCAGTGAACAGGCACATAATAGCACAATAACTTTCCTTTTCATGGCCATTCCCCCCTTTTGCTTCGGTACCACTCGAAGCTTATTATTTTGCTTTCTTAAGAGGTTCGGCAGTATCTGTTTCCTGCCGTTTTAAACATTTTATGTACCCCTTCAATTCACCTCGAAATTCCAACTGCGCATCATGCGGAAGTGATCTAAATAAAGAAAGAACTTCCGATTCAAATTCAGAGCAGCGGTATTCTTGTTCTATTCCTGTAAGTAAAAATTCACAGGATGTATTTAGCAAATGTGCTATTTTTAGAAGCTTATCCGCGGAGGGAGGGCTACTATCCCATCTACGGATAGTTCCATTACCAAAACCTGCCTGTTCTTCCAAAAGCTTTAAATTCAAGTCTTTTTCTTTTGAAAGATTCTTGATTCGAGAAACCAAAGACATAATGATAAAAAACCTCCAATTTAGCAAATATGCGAAAAAAGTATTGACAACTAGCAAATATGCTATTATTATTAAAAATGTAATAAACAAATGTTTAATGCAAAACAAAAAAAGAGAGAGTTACATCGATGATAAATCGGAGAGCAATGCTTTGTTGTTTTCTTCAATCATGGCCGCCACAGCAATGATAAGAGCCTCAGCAGATGCTTCTGACATAACAGTGTTTCCGGCAGGAATACCGTTTCTTAATAATTCAGAAAGAATCCGGCGGTTTTCGTCACCATAACGTTTAAGCCCAATTCTTCTGAGATTATCAATCCAATTATCCATGATAACTCCTTTCTGATTATTTTAATGCAATCGCAAACAAATGTAAACAACAAATGTAATAAACATTTGTTGAAAACGGAGGTGATATTTTGAAGCGAAAACTGTCGCCATGGTGCAAAGAAGTAAAGAAAACCTTAATCGACAGAGATATGTCTGTCACGGAATTGTGCGGTGAAGTTGGGATGTGCAGGAACTACGTGACAACCACCATAAATGGAAGAATGTATGCACCTGCACTTGCTGAAAAAATCAGCAAGGCTCTGGATATCGATACAGAGTACACAATTTAATTACCATAACTTGATTATACAGCTTATAGAAGGAGAGAAAAATGTCGAAATTTGCTACGAAAGCAGCGGCTAATATGTTTTGCCAGGCACGATATGAGGCGGCAAAGTCAAATGAGCGTCTGAGCAGCAGAGAAGGTGCTGCGGAAGAAATAGGAATTGATCGTACAAGGCTAGCCAGAATCGAACTTGGGAGCACGATACCATATCAGGAGGAAGTTCTTCTGATGGCTGACTGCTATAAGGCGCCGGAATTGAAAGGAAATTATTGCCGGGAGATGTGCCCGCTTGGAAAGAACATGCCGAAGATAGAGAATGCAGGACTGGATAGAATCAGCCTGAGAATGCTTTCTTCTTTAAAGAAGATAAACGAGGCAAAGGAATCACTTCTTGATATTACGGCAGACGGAATTATCTCAGAAGAGGAAAAACCGGAACTGAAAAAAATCATTCAGACATTGGACGAAGTAAATGAGATCACGCAGAATCTGAAAAATTGGGTTGAGAGAAATCTGGAATGAGGTGCTTGGTATGGAAAATGCAAACGGTGTAATCAAAAAGCTTACATCTGCGGAACGTTCTTACTATACAGCCGCTGAGGTCAGAGAAATGATGGGTGTGAGCAGGGATACGGCATATCGCATGATACGCTCCCTTAGGTCGGACCTGATAGCCGATGGACAGCTTGCCAAGGGGTATCCGTCAGGGAAAATCCCCAAAAAGGCATTTAACAAATTATACATGATTGAATGAAAGGAGTGGATACGATGGCTTTTTATAGAATCTGCCCGGATTGCGGAGCGTATCTGGATCCGGGAGAACAGTGCAGTTGCCATGAAGAATGTCTGATCGAAATGGAAAGAAAAGAAAAAGCAACTGCATTTGTTGAAAAGATGATGAAAGAAGAAAAAAATGGCCAGCTTCGCCTGGCAGTATAGGAGGGAAAGATGCTGACAGCAAAAGATCTTGAAAAATATCATCAGGCCGCAGAGCGGATCCTGAATGCAATGGACAACAGCCCGGTGCCGATCAGCTGGCACGAAATGGACAGAATGGCATTGCAGAGCGTTATCGCAAAGGAATTGATTCTCATTGACAAGGAGGTAAGGAAATGAATGTATGCAAGGTGCCAGATATGTGCAAAGACATGGAATATAAGTATATCACAGAAGATTCCAAAACAAGGGTATATCTGTCCGTGGTGCGAAAATTCAATGAGGCAGAATATGAGAAATACTACATCCGCAAAAAGAAAGAGAAAGTGAGAAAGAGAATCCTTTTTATTGCAAGAGCTTTGAAGTATGCACTTCCAGTCCTGGCAAGCACGATTCTTTACAATATGCTTTCAAATAAGCTTTATCTCGAAAGAGGAAGCCATGAAATTGGCTCAGAAATAGTTTTTGTTGGAATATTCGGCATCGCACTGTTTGGGTTTCTGAATTGGTTTATAGGAGGTGATGAACATTAAAAAGGTCTTGGATAATAAGGGGAAAGCGGAGTGTAGACGGCACCCACGATCCTATCCAAGACCAGTCAGAACTTTTAAAAACAGGTTATCGACCCTTTGTTTTTAAAGTCATCGTCATTTTATCACAAAAATAGGAGGTTATCAAGTAGATGAAAGAGGTTTTAGGAAGCTTGCCGGAAGTTATAACGGCATACAAAAATTATAACCTGCTGGTGCCGACAGCAACGGATGTGCAACTTAATCCATTCTACAAATTCCATGTAGAAGAGGTTCCGGTTGATCTGGGCGAAAACAGCGGAGACATTTTCAAGGTTGGCTCAGTTAAGACAGGTAAGCAGGATGAGAAAGGAAAAGACATCTGGGAAGATGTGTTTTCTTTATCTAAGCCTTTGCTCAACAAAATGGCTATGGCAGCCGGTATCCAGTTCAATCCAAAGGAAACATATGGTGAGCGTATCGACCGGGTTACATATCGAGCACAGGCTCAGGGAGCTATGCGCAAGGCTGACGGAACAGCCAGAACAGAAACTGACCAGAAGGTGATCTGTCTGGAAGATGAAGAAGAAAAATACCGCATTGAGTTTGCTGACAAAGCCACAAAAGGCATTACTGATGAAAAACAGGCACAGGCAGCTGCGGAAATCTTTTCTGGACAATGGGTGGAATCCAAGAATAAATGGGGGAAGAAATGTCAGGCCTTTGTGGTTGCGAAAGAAGATAGAGACAGATACATTGATCGCTCCGTCATGGTAAACATGGCACTGCTGAAAAAGACCTGGGCTGAAAAAGCTATGACCGGTGCGAAGCTTCGTGTTATAAGAGCTCTGCTTGGTGTAAAAGGCACATACACAAAGGCGGAATTGCAGAAGAATTTCGCTATCCCAACAGTTATATTTTCACCTGATTTCTCGGATCCACAGGTCAGACAGGCAATGCTGACACAAGGCATGAACTCCGTGAACAATATGTTTGGTACACCACAGATAGCAGTTAAGAGCGTGGATTTCGAATCTGAAAGCACAGTATTTACTCAGGATGATTTGAATAATCCAGCATATGCTTCGGATACAGAAAACGAAGATGATTATCCACCAATGCAGGAGCCGGATATTGCTCCCGAACCGGAGCCAGAACCAGAGCCGGATAGATCGGCAGATTTCCAGTGTTCCAGATGCGGTGAGGTCATAAATGAAAGGGTTTACGAATATTCAATCAATAAATTCGGAGAGCCACTTTGCATTAAATGCCAGAGAGGAGGCGGGCGCAGATGAAAATAATAAAGGTATCAACAGAATTGGAAATGTCAGTACATGAATTTCCATCCGGTACCATCCGGGAACATAACAAAGCTCTGTGTGAACTTATCGGAAACGGCTGTGACCTTGTAGAACATGTAATGCCAAAGAGATTATACACAGAACTGAAAATGCCATCCAGCCCTGTTAAAGAACCAGGGAAGTGTGTGAGTATGCTGATCGATGAAGAGGGAAGACTGAAGCCGAACAAAGCAAATCTGATCGGAAGTTATCTTTACGAGTTTGATAAACATGGATGCCCCATTGTTGGAAATATTCTCTTTATCGGAGAAAAGATGGGAGATGATGGCGTTGAATTCTGCGGAATTAGCGAGGAGAACTTTTCGCTTTTAGAAACGGAATTAAAGAACATGATCACAGCAATGAAGGCAACAGTAAAGGAGATGAGCAAATGAAAATACTTCATACTGCTGACTGGCATATTGGCCAGTTTAAAGGACCTGTAGTGGACGGAGTAAATCTCCGTTCGCAGGATACAGTAAAATGTTTGGAATATATGGTACAGGTAGCTATAGAAGAGAAACCGGATATCGTTTGTGTATCAGGAGATATCTTTCATCAGGAACAGGTTGGCCCCGTGAGGTATTCAGACGAAATGATTACGGCAACGAACATCATTACATCATTAGCACATTTTTCGAAGTATGTGATCGTGATGCGAGGCACTCCAAATCACGATGGAGCTGCTCAGTTTAGAGTTCTTGAACGGATGCTGCTTAATATTAGAAATGTAGATGTTGTTACAGAACCAGGAGTAATAAAGACTTCATGGGCAGACATTGCCTGCCTGCCGGGATTTGACAAACAGGAGTTCAGAGCAAAATTCCCTGGTTTATCTGCAGACGAAGAAAATCTTGCATATGCTTTAATTTTTCCTGCATGAAGAGTGCTGTTAAAAAGTCTGAATTCGACAGTTCCTTTCTGGAAGAAGCTATGAAGATTCAATGCGTGGTATCTTGTAGAGTTATAATGCTGATGGTTGATTCCGCCACAGTAGCCATCATTTGCTGGGCTGTACCAAATTTTCTCAACGGAATCGGTTGTGATGTTTTTGTCCTTTTTCATGGTATCAAGTAAATTCTTGCAAACTGGCTGACACCAACGATATTTTCTGTCACCTACTGCAAGCGCATCGTAAATGATTTCCTGTCGGCTATACATGAAATTTACCAGACGGCGAAGAGAAGTTGCGGTATGGTTCGCTCCGTCTACATGAATATGGATTCCGCATGAACTATGAGGAACTCCACCGATTTCTCTGAATTTACGAATGATTGCCTGTAATGTATCAAGATCTTCGTATTTAAGGATCGGTGTTACGAATTCAACTCTGTATTCGTCCATGTTCTCGGTTCCGACTTTACGAATTGGATGAATTGAGCTGTCTCGCATTACCTTCCATTTTCTTCCCTGTGAATCCTGAATTGTTCTTGTCTGGTAGCAAGTGTGATCTGGTCTGGAAGCTGTAGTTCCGATAATTTCTGCAACTGCACCAGCAGCCATCTTTCTTGATATACCTGTAAATTCAACCTCAACACCGTAGTTCTGTTTCTTTAAAAGTTCTGACATATCATTTTCCTCCTATTATCTCTCAAACCTCGCACCGTCTATGCGAATGTTTGTTCTGTTGTTTATGTTTGTATATTACCATATGTACCGTACATGTCAATAGTTTATTGAAGAAAATCTCTAAAATAATGAAGAAAAATGTTGACAAAATGAAGATATAGTGATAAACTATAATTGTAGCAAGGAGATAGCAGGAAAGGAGTTAGAGAAATGGAAAAAGACATAATGACTACATTAGAATTTAAAACCGTTATGGAAATGGTCGTGTTGATCATCGAGAACAGTAAAAATAAAGAAGAGGCACTTGAAAAAATCAAGAACCTCTCCATTTTAAAAGAAAATAATTAA